TATCGAGTATTTGTCTCTCACTGGCGCCGGAGGACGCAAACTTACGACTTCTGGCATTTGCACCTCAAAGGTTACCTCTCTAACAAACTCTGGCTTAAGCATAGAGTTTGACGAGTTCAAGTATTCAGATGATGAAGAGAAGTCAACGTTCATGAACGAGACCGTTTTCGAATATTACCAGATAGCAGCTGCTAAACATGGTTTCGCTATTAATCGTAATGCGCCATGGCAAATCATAGCGAATATGGAAAGCGAGGCTATGCAGTCTTACATGGAAAAGCGCGACACCAGCTTGGCCAGAGTGTATGAGACTCACTTTGAAGTGGTGCATTACAAGGATCTGGATTTGCTTAAACCAACACTACTCAGAATGTGGAATTCAATAGCAAGACAGTATCCGAGATGTCGGCAGAAAGGAGAAACGGTATGTCCAAACGGCCGCCGCACTAAAAGTTATACTAAAAGAGAACAATATTCTGACGAACAATTTGCAAACAAATATGAAAATTCTTACTGGCTATCAGTGTATGCAAAGGTTAAAAATGCAGAAACTAGCAACGCAATTAGCGAGACGTCATTGAAGCGAATTATAAAACATGCAATTCAGTTAGAAAAAACACTTGACATGACGTCAGCAATGGATTATATTAATGAACAGTACAAACCATTTCTATACAAGACGAATCTGAGCCCGGACAACTTCAGGCCAAAAGCCACTAGACAAATGAAGGGAAATGTTTCGGAACATCAGTCGAATGTTGTGATAGAGTCAGAAACTTATTAGGTGTAAATTGCTATTTCAATTATTGGACAACAAATCAGACTGCCCGGGTTATTACTTGGACGGGGAACTGCATACAAGCCAGCCGCTACCAGATTCTGTTAACGCGACGTGGAAATATTCTTCCAAACTTAAGTCGCACAAGAACAACAAGGCTATGCGTTATGCTAACCTGTATGTGGGAGGGAAGTCACTCGATGAGGTCTGTCCGGAACACATAGAACAGCAGTGGGCAAGTTCGTCTCAAAAACTGAAAGCATTTTACAGATCATTCGTTGAGGCAAGGGTATCCTTAGAGGAGAACTGCTTTTTTGATCTTGTGCCCAAGCATTTTTTGATACAGTATTATGATTTGCGCAACAAGATCACTTCACATGTTCTAGAGAATTACGACAGGCCGGATAACTATAGGTTCTTACGAGACTTAGCTGTACTGATAGACGATATCCGTAATCGCCCAATGAATATTGACACATCACAATTGACACAGCACCTGCACAAGATGCCAGCCCGAAACTTTCTCAGCAAAGTTAATTACGCCAAGCCAATTTGTGACTACAACATGTTTGGTACAAAGACCGGCCGGCTCACCACCAAAAAGGGCACCTTTCCAATTCTTACAATGGATAGAGAATACCGCTCTATAGTAAAGCCAGTAAACGATTGTTTTTTAGAACTAGACTTTAACGCCGCCCAACTTCGCACTATGCTTTCTCTATTAGGAGAGAAACAGCCCGATCTTGACCTGCATGAGTGGAATCGTCTAAAGTTTTTTGACGGCAATATTACTAGAGAAGAGGCCAAGCGAAAAGCTTTTGCATGGCTGTTTGGATCGAGTCGAGAAAAGGATCAGAGTCCGGAAATGCAAAAGATGTATGACAAAGACAGACTTAAGCGAGAATACTGGGATGGCACTCATGTAACCACTCCGTTTGGAAGGAAAATCGCCGCAGACGAACACCACGCATTAAACTATTTACTGCAGAGTACGTGTGTCGACAACACCTTAAGGCAGATGATTGCTGTCCATAAGATGCTGAAGAGGACAAAATCTTTTGTTGCATTTACGATGCACGATAGCGTTATCATAGATATGGACTTTGAAGAGCGCGCTCTGATACCCGTTATCGTATCCGTATTTTCTGGCACTAAGCTGGGTGAATTCGCAACCAATATTAAAGCCGGCAAAGACTACGGAAATATGAAGGACTTGATGGAATGAACGTCGTAGCACTAGGAAAAGAAGCATGTTTAATCTCGGAAAACTTTGACCAATACCCTCAGTATACTGTCTACAAGGTGTCTAGCTCTATAAAGAATAATCGTAAAGAGGGCCGCTTCAAGCTTCCGAACTATGGCACCCCTGAAGAATACGAAGAGAGGTGCCCGTCGCTGCAGAAGTTTCTGCAGCCCGTCAAGGGTGATCTCCTATTCATCTTGCGAGGTGGGGAGATTGAATCTGCAGCATGCTTAAGAATAATGGAAAAACTAAGCAAGCAAAGCAACATCAATGTGGTATACCTGCAACCAGATATCGGAATGCTGGGACAGGTGGAACGTCTGGTCGACCGCGCAGTGTTTAACGTACTGCAACAGTACGCCAGATCCGCTTTAATAGGAGGGATGTACATTGTATCACAGACATGCTTGCAAGATGCTATTGGTGACGTACCCGTGACACAATACGAGAGCAGACAAAGAGAGACCTTGGTGTCGATGCTCCATATGATAAACGTTTTACAGAAATCAGATCCAGTTTATAGTAACTTATCTGATCCATCTCCGACAGCCAGAATCTACAGCTATGGAGTGTGTGACTTTGATACAGGCGCCGAAACAATGTTCTATCCGGCTGAACTAGTTCGCGAACGGCAGATAATGTACTTGGTACCTTCGAAGATCCTGAATGAAGACTCAACATTGATGAAAAAGATTAAAAAACAAGTGAACGAAAAATCAAAAGGTGGTAAAATAAAGATAAACTTTGCCGTATATGAATCTGAATACGACAAGATGATGGTTTATATTGTAGATAGAACCTCTGCGATTCAAGGAGATACCCTGAGGTTTATAAAAGAAGAACAAGAAGGAAGAGAGCAAGTTGAATAAATTAAAGAAACTAATAGAAAGAGTAAGGGCGTTTAGGTGGAAGCTGTGGATCAAAAGAGTCCTCGTTGCTTTAATACTCGCAGCATTGCCAGTGGCAATGTACTATGGGGCGAACCTTTCGTATGAGCAGGGTTATGAAGCCGGCCGACTACAGGGTAAGTGCGAGATTGCATGCCCAATGTTGACCGCCCAATACGGCTTCGTGGATGATGAAGGTCAGTGCTGGTGTAAGATGGGTACCAACAGTTATATGGTGCTACCATTTTATTCGCAAGAAAATTAAAAAAAGTGCTTGACAAATATCTCAAAGTGGGATATATTTAATAACAGCAAGACAAAATATTTGTTGTCTTGACTACAGGCTAGCCAGCCACAAAAGGAGAAAAAAATGGCAATTGATATGAAGAAGATTAGGGCCCGCAAGGTAGCCCTTACAAACCGCAACGGTAATGGAGGTAACGGCTCGTATTTTTGGCGTCCACAGGACGGTGAACAGACGATTCGTATTGTTCCTACCTCGGACGGAGATCCCTTCAAGGATTTCTGGTTCCACTATAATGTGGGAGAAAACAACGGCTTTTTGAGCCCAAAGAAGAACTTCGGCGAGGATGATCCTCTCGATACGTTCGTGCGCAAACTCTTTAATGAGGGTACAGAGGAGAGCGTCAAGATGGCGAAGAATCTGATGGCCCGTCAGCGCTTCTTTGCACCGGTTTTGGTGCGAGGCGAGGAACATAAGGGTGTGCGAGTCTGGGGCTTTGGTAAGATGGTCTATGAGCAGCTTATCAACCTTGTTCTTAACCCTGAGTACGGAGACATTACTGACTCTGATACTGGGACCGATTTGGTTCTACATTATGGCAAGCCGGCAGGAGCACAGTTTCCCCAAACTAAGCTGACTCCTCGCCGTCGTTCATCGCCTCTGTGTGATGATGCTGTGGGCGGTGATGATCGCTGTGCAGAACTTCTGGAAAGCATTCCAGATTTTAACACTCTCTTTGAGAGGAAGACACCAGAAGAAGTAGGGGCCATGCTAGACGCCTTCCTCCTAGGTGAAGAGGGGACGGAGAACATGTCTAATGAGACCACCAAGTATACCGCTAAAGATACTGAGCCTCCCCCACCCACTACTTCTAGCGTAGACAGCGCCTTTGAAGAACTCATGGGTGCATAAACTCCGAGAGTCCCACAGGGAGGCACAGGGTAATCAGGTGCCTCACATTTTTTTAACCAACTTCAATAGGAAGGATCATGGGTAGATCTAAAACTACTACTAGAGCAGGTAAGCTTTCAGTCTCTGATATGCGTACGCTCATCAATAAAAAGGCAGGACAAAATGTTGCACACAATCTTACAGAAGATAACCCAACTGCTGTTAAGGATTGGATTCCTACTGGATCGAGGTGGCTTGACTCGATCATCTGTCGTGGTCGACTCGCTGGCGTTCCGGTTGGCAAGATTGTCGAAATCGCAGGATTAGAAGCGACTGGAAAGTCATACATGGCAGCACAGGTTGCGGCAAACGCCCAGAAGATGGGGATAGATGTTATCTATTTTGATTCTGAGTCTGCAATCGACCCCTCTTTTCTAGAACGGGCCGGCTGTGATTTGAGTAATCTACTATATGTTCAGGCCGCATCGGTTGAGTTTGTATTGGAGACGATTGAAGAGCTGTTAGGCTCTAATGATAATCGTATGCTCTTTATATGGGATTCGCTAGCTTTGACTCCGGCAGTTTCTGACATTGAGGGCGACTTTAATCCCCTCTCATCTATGGCTGTCAAGGCTCGCATCTTGGCCAAGGGGATGTCCAAGCTAACAGTACCCATTGCGAACTCTCAGAGCACGTTCCTTGTACTTAACCAGCTCAAGACTAATATCACTCGCTCTCCATCTGAAGCTCTTACAACCCCCTATATGACGCCGGGAGGCAAGGCTATGATTTATGCCTATTCTCTCCGCGTATGGTTGACTGGCCGCAAGGCAAAGGCCAGCTTTGTACTGGATGATAAGGGGTTCCGTATAGGTTCTGAGGTCAAGGTGAAACTTGAGAAGTCACGCTTCGGAACTCAAGGTAGGCAGTGTAACTTTAGAATCCTGTGGGGTGATGAGATCGGGGTACAAGATGAGGAAAGCTGGTTCGATGCTATTGGTAGCTCGCACAGACTTAAACGTTCCGGCGCTTGGTATGAGCTACTCGATAAGAAAGGTAAGCCAATTGGTGCAAAGTTTCAAGCGACCAAGTGGGTAGAGCGACTGACCGACGAGGCTTTCAGAGAGAACGTCATGGAAATCATGGAAGAAGAGGTCATCATGAAGTTCGATAAGAGAGAAGGTTCAGCAGACTCCTTTTATGGAGAGGAGCAAACTTAAGCCTGTGAGCTAAGCCGATCTCTCAAATGTCGATATTCGCAATTTTTTGCCGGCAAAATTTCTTGAGATTTTTTCACTTAGTGTTGAATAAACTTGCTCTTCAATCGTCTATATATTATGAAGCACAAAGGAGAACTACAATGACTTCATTACTGACAGCTTTGCTACTATCGACATCCATGAATTCGGCAGAGGCTCACCCGACCCGACACCGTGGTCACATACACCGACCAGCAAGACACGCTGTGCATAGGCCGGCCCATCCAGCCCCTGCACGCCCACCACATGCCGCGAGACACTATCAGGTCACGCACCGTCACGGCCACTGGGTATACCCACACGACAATCGTGCCTTCGTTTGGCGTTGGATGCCTGGCCACCACAATATGCGTGGTACTTGGGTGCCCGGTCACTGGAGTGTAGTGATTAGATTGCGATAAAACTCAAATAACACTTGACAACAGGCCTCCACTATATTATTATAATAGTGCGAGGCTTTTCTTACTTGGTAAAGACACGCTTGCTAACTCAAGCTATAGGATAAAAATGAAAAGAGTACTTATTATCGATGCGCTTAACATGTATTTTCGCGCATACATTGTAAACCCGAGTCTGTCGACGAACGGACAACCAATTGGAGGCCTGAAGGGATTCCTGACAATACTCCAGAAACTCATACGAGAGACAAAGCCGGATGAGGTCGTCATTTGTTGGGATGGAGAAGGCGGATCTCAAAAGAGGAAGGCCCGGGACAAGGGCTACAAAGAGGGGAGAAAGCCTATTCGCCTCAATCGCGACATTCGAACCCTTTCTGAGACCGAAGAGGTCGCCAACAAGGTATGGCAGCAGACTAGATTGGTGGAGTATTTGAACCACCTGCCGATAATCCAGACCGTCCTGCCG